GTGGCGGAGGCTATGACGGCTCATGTTGCCGAACTGATGATGGAAGGGAAATGGAATGAGTGAACCTATGCGTCGGACTCGTGTCGGCGAGATAATCGTGTACCACCTGTTCAGTGGGGCGGTGCGTCAATGCCGGGTGACCGCAGTTTTTGATGATGTGAAGAACGGGTACCCCGGTTTTGATGCTGTTGCCACGGGCGACATGCCGTGTTGGGGGTATGACGATCAGATTGTGGAATATCCTAGGATAAGTGAGGTGGGAGTGGAATGAAAGTTGACGTGCAGCCTGAGGCCAACTGGTTCAGGTTGTCTACTGACCGGAAGGTTGCGTTCTTTGCTAGGCCGAAGGGTGATGTCGTGACGAACGGCTCACCAGACCCCAACTCGTTTGGGCTGCCCGTCGGTAGGGCGTGGTCATGCAAGGATGCGACCGACTGGTGCGAGAACGTCTGTTATGCGGATGTGCCGTGGCCCAACGTGCAGGCCCTGTTGCATCACAACTGGAGCATGTACCAGCAGAACAAGCACAGCGTGCACCGGCTGGTGGGGATGCTGCGTCCGTTGATTGAGGAGTCGCGCAGGTGGGCGCGCAAGCGTGACCAGCCGCATGTGTTCCGGTGGTTCTGGGCTGGTGACATTCCGGGCCGCAACTTTGCGACCGCTATGCGTACCGTGGCTCTGTTGTATCCGGACTCCACGTTCTGGGTGTACACGAGGAACTATGATGCGGTGCCGTCGCTGGGGCCGGTGGAGAACCTGACGGTGTACCTGTCGGTGGATTGTGACAACGTGTACGCAGCGATACCGGTGAAGGCCGCTAATCCGTGGGTGCGGTTGGCGTTCTGTGGCGACACTTGGGAAGAGACTGAAGATCTCGCTGCCCTGTTTGAGGGTGAGCGTAAAGGGCCTCGCTGCCCCGAGTTGACGGGAAAGATCCCGTTGCTCGTGTGGGGTGATGGGGATACGGGTCGGGGGGCGTGTGTCGAATGCGGCATGTGTTTGACCGGCATAAACAACGTGAGGTTCGCCTCAGGAGGATAAGCGATGACTGCAACCAAGAATCCGTTTGGTAAGACCCGGAAGGTGCACGATCCCTATGCGGTGTATCGGGGTCACCATGGCTGGGAGTGGCGGGTACTTAAGACGTACCAGCGTCCGGACAAGGAGAAGAACAATGCGCATGCGCGCTGGTTGTGTGCGGTGAAGTCGCCGTACACGTTCGACTCTTTTGACATAGGTGACACGTACATCCGTGAGGTGGTGGGTTCCAGCCTGTTGGTGGATGCTGACAAGGAGTGGGAAGAGCACTATGTCAATAGTAGCAACTATCCACGATAATATTATCCTAGGATAAGGAGGAAATGACATGGGTAACCATGAGATAACGATAGGTGATGCCAGCGTCACCTTTGAGCAGGTCGAAGTGGAACTAGACTACTCCGACATATTGGAGAACATCGAAGACACCATCGCAAGCAGGGTGTCGGACCAGATTGGTGACGAGGCGTGGGATGCCGTGCGATATCAGGTAGACGACGCCGTCACGGAATGCTTCGACAACTATGAACCCGACGTGGACGTGACCGACGGCATCAGGTCACTGCTCGGCGAGTTCAACGACACGCAAGAACCGTGTTCCTTGGGGGAGGAGTTCATCGGGGCGGTGCGCAAGGCGTTGGCTTGGGATGGAGCGCGCTTCAAGGAGGAGGCACCGTTCTCGCTGACCCTAGACTACGGTTGGGTACAGGAGGCGATAGCCAAGGAGATCAAGGTGCAGTTGAAGGGGATAGTCCGACGGCTGATCGACGGGGAGTCGCCGGAGTTGGCTACCGACCTGCTACCGCCCCAGTGACGCTCTATCCGACCGGCCCGGACGATACCCTGACCCGTGAAGAGTTGCTGAAGATACGGGACCGGGACGCAAAGAAGATGCGTGAACGCTGGGCCAAGCAGAAGGAGGAAGCCGATGAACGAACTGACGATTGAAGGGTTCGTGTTCTACCTGTTCTGGGGGTCGGTGCTGATGCTGGTGCTGGGATTCTCCATGTGGGTGTGGGAGACTGTGGCTGATGCGCGTCACCGGAAACGGTTTTGGCGGGCCATGGAGAAAAGGAACCGGGATTGGATTGACCGAGACTGGGACAACTAGAGATCTTTGCCTTCGGGCAGGGACCCGACCGGGACATGTGATGTTTCGTTCGGGTAGACAACCAACAACAAGAAAGGTTACACACCATGAGTAACATTTTGGAGGCGCTACCCTCCCGCAATAGGGCCAGTAACTACAACTGGAACCTGTGGCTGGACGGGCGTGTTCACGAACTGGTGGACGGTGAGGATTACACCGTGAAACTGGAGAGCATGCGTGCCATGGCGTTCACGCAGGCGAAGAGGATCGGGGTGCCTATCGTTACCCGGCGCACCGATTCCGGGCTGGCCGTTCAGGCGGACCGTGTCTACAACACGCATACGTGGTAGTAGTCAAAGACGAGGATGGCAACAACCAGACCCTGTACCCCATTGTCGAAGTACGTTGGGGAACGTACGACGAGTGGGCCTCTGCGGTCGCTGAACAGATCGAATGGTCTGAGATGCTACGCTCCGAGGTCATAGCGTTGAATGCGGCGCGCATGCGCAGGCAGATGATACTTGGGGAAATACAGGAAATGGAATCAAAGTTATCCTAGGATATTACACATAAAAGATCGTGGGGGTCGGGGTATTTCCCCTCCTTTCCCCCGGCCCCCACACCACCTTTAGGAGAATAAAATGTCGGAAGAAAGCGACGACAATCAAGGCAAAGGTGAGGCGACCTTCGCCCCCGGACAGGACATTTTCGACACGCACGACGAGGAATTGAAAACGGTCGGCGAGTACCTTGAATGGCTGCAAAAAGGCGTACAGTTCAGCACCGGAGTCCTGTATCAAGTCGTAGTAAAACTCGCCGATTTCCACCACGATCAGGGACTGGCACACATCCGGTTCATGGAATCGCTGGCCGAGATGCTACCCAAGGCCGACGAGGACGACCCGGACGGCGACGGCCCGCACCTGACGGTCGTGGAATGACCCGGCGTGTACGCAAACCATATGCATATGGCATATGCCCAGCCTGTAGGGCTGGGCTATGCATATGGCATCCACCACTGCCGTCAGGAGGTATGCTAAGGTGGAACCAGTGACCGAAGACCGGATCGTTCTCAGGCAGTCGTGGCTGGGCAGCATGTCGCTGTGCCCGGAGCAGGCACGCCAAGTCTGGCACGGCCTCGTCCCCGAATCCGATTCGACCAGCACCGCCATCGGAACCGCTGTCCACTACGGGATCGAACAGTGCCTCAGCGAAGTGATCCGAACGTCGGCACCGCTGTCGCTTGAAGAAACAATGGAAGCCTCAATGGAGGAATGGGGAAGAAAGAAAGAAGACATCGACCGGTGGAACATTTCAGCAAACGTTGGCGAAGATACCGTGCAGAAGAACACGACTGCTTGGTGGAACGAGGTGCGCCCCACCATAAAACCCAAGGCGGTCGAATGGAACTTTGAACTACCCCTCGTGGTCGATCAGAAGCCTGAGATCTGGCTGCGCGGCACCGTCGATTGCGTACAGGAACACGGGTTGCCGGTCATCGACTGGAAGAATCCGAGTCGCAAGCCGAACAACTTCACGTCGTCGGACCTGAAGAAGTGGTCGGTGCAGGCAGCAGCCTACACTTGGGCGACGGTGACGGCGGGGGTGGCTGCTGAGGGCAGCGGCTTTGAGTTCGTGCACTTGTCTAAGGGTGAGGTGACTAGGACCCTCACAGAGTACGGACCTGTTGAGTGGGCCAGTCTGGTTGCGCTGGCCCGCTCAGCGGGAACACTATTGTCCGCAGACTTGCCAGTGTGGCCTCTCCGCATGGAGGGGTGGCACTGTTCACCAAGGTGGTGCGGGGCATGGAACTCATGCCGTGGCAGGTTTGCGGGACCAGATCCATGGAACCAACTGTAAGGAGAAATACCATGGCAACTAGCAATGAAATACGGGTAACCGTTTCACGCCGCAGTGTGGCGCAGGTCGCACCTTATGAATCGGAGGAAGCGTCGGCTTCTATCGAATTTTCGATGGACGCCGGGTCCTCTGAGGAAGACGTGACTGGCAGCGTGCAGGCGTGGGGTGACCGGCTTGCCACCGCCAACTATGAGGCGCTGGGTGTCGGCTACGAGGTCACGGAGGTGGCCGTTCGACGGTTGCAGAAAAGCGTTTCCGGGGGCAACCAAGGTAGTCCCGTGGCTTCCGCCCCGGCACCAGCAGCCGCACCATCCGGGGGTGGTGACGCGGACGATCTGTGGCGGCACCTGATGGACAACTCCGACCAGTGGTACACCAACTGGCCGCAGCAGTTGGACGGTGCAGAGAACGCCGCTAGGCCCGCCTACCGGCGCAAGTCGGACGGCAAGGGGCTGTGGTTGGCCCGCAAAGACAAGAACGGCACCCCGGCGTTTCCGCACTGGTTTGTCGATCCGGATTCCGGCAAGGCTGGTGATGCCCTCGCCGAGGTGGGTCGTCAGATCCGCCAGAAGGCCAACGCCAACTAGCGGGGGTTGGTTAGAATATCCTAGGATAATCTGGTGGCAACCCTCCACTCCGAAGAGGAAGTAGCCCGTCGTCTGGCAGATGCGAAAACCCTGCCGGACGCGGGTGAACCCTCTGAGGGGGAACCAGAAGAAATACAGGTGGAGCGCCCTAAGCGTTTCGCCCTGACATCGGCTGTCGTTGACAGTCTGGTCGGGTTCATCAGCAATCCGACTGAACGGTGGTATCTGGGCTTCCCGGAGTTCGACATCGCTACCCGTGGCGTGGGCCGTGGCGAAGTGATGATGATTCTGGGGCGGTCCCACACCGGCAAGTCGCAGATCCTGCTGAACAGCATCGTGTGGAACCTCGTCAATCAGCATGACGCGCATGCGGTCATCTTTTCGCTGGACGAACCACGCGAACTGGTGTTGATGAAACTGTTCTGCCTGCTCAAGGGGCGTTCGTCTGAGCAGGTGGAGGAAGCCATCAAGCAGGGCGACAAGGACATGCTGTCCGACTTGGAGCGTGCAGCGACACAGGAACTGTCCCGTGTAGCCATAGTCGATGAGGCGATCCATCTGGACGAGATGGCGCGTGTCATGGACGAGGCGCGTGCATGGTGGGGTGTCGAACCGTCGTTCTGCATGATCGACTATCTGGAACTGTTGCCGGGAGGGGACGCCGACTCTGTGGGCGTGACCTCCAAGGCGCAGGCTGTGAAGCGGTGGGCGAAGACGCAGCGGGTACCGGTCGGCCTCGTGCACCAGTCGGGGCGGGGCACGTCCCCTCCGGGGTATGCGGCAGGCTTGTACGGCGGCAGGTACGGCGGTGAACACGAGGCGATCTTCGTACTGGAGGTGTATCGGAAGAAGGACCGAACCGACCTGTCGATGTGGGAGAAGGAATACCACGCCAACAGTGTCAACATGAACCTGTGTAAGAACAAGCGCACCGCCCGCCTGTTGGATCAGACGTACTATTTAGATCCGGTAGCGGGGCATGTGCATCCGTACCATGAAGAATTGATTCCGGAGACACGGGACCGATGAGTGCCGACGAATATGTGACCAAGGAGGTTGTTGAGGGTTTCGCTTCCCTGTTTCAGGGCGGTTCCATGGCGAAGTCGCACACCGACGGCGGGTTCTTCCCGATGGAACGACCAGACGGCTCCCATTACGAAGCGTCCGGAGACACCTTTTACAGGGCCGTAGAGGGCCACCTGCTGTCAAACGGTGAAGGTGTCGGCGTTTACCCCCTGATCGCCTTAGAGGACCCCACAGGGGCTCCTGAAGCGTTTGTGGTGTGGTGGGGGTGCGTTGACTGGGACGAGGGGCGTGAAGAATCGTACATCCACGCCAAGAACGTGCACCGGGTCCTCTCCCAAGTAGGCGTCACCGGGTGGGTGGAACGGTCCCGATCCAAGGGGTTCCACCTGTGGGTGTTCTTCACCGAACCAATGGCAGCCCGCATCGTACGCGAAGGGCTGATCGGTGCCTGCGACATAGTTGACGCCCCCACCAAGGAAGTCAACCCGAAACAGGTCACCCTGATCGGCAAGAAGATCGGCAACGGTGTCAGGCTCCCGTACCACGCCGACCGTGACCCCGGACAGAACGAGGTTGTCAACCCGCTCGCCACCTATTCGCAGATACCGCCCCACGCCTTCGTTGAACAGGCGCTGAAGGGCCGCATCACCCCGGAGGATTGGGAACAGGTTCATGAACTGTACCGGCGCAACGAACCGGCACCAGTGAAACGAACCTCGTACAGTTACACCGGACGCAGGCTGACCGGAATGTCGGAAGCGATCCGACGCAACGGGCCACGGCGAACCCCCGACAAGCCCCACGGCGACCGGTCCATGACCCTGTTCAGCCTCGCCT